TCGTTAAATTATTTAAAGATATAGTTCCTGTAGGTTCATCTATGTTTCCTACAATACCTGTAGCAACTTTTGATTCTTCATTTCTGAATAAAATTTCAACATTATCACCTTCTTTTAAACTTGACTTATCAATATCTCTTGTAAAAACAACTACGTTTGCACCAAATATTTTTTCTATTTTAAATCTAGATGATGTGTTGTAAATCCATGAATTTGCAAAAACTTGTTTTCTAGTTTTATTAGTATCTGGGTTTAATATTTTTTCACCTACATTTTTAACAGTTATTTTTTCTCCTTGATTTAAAAGTCTAATATCGGATGAAGGTACAAATTTTGATAATACACCAGTTAATCTTAATTCAACTTTTTTTGATAAATCACCATTTTCATAACCATAATAAAATTCATCTGATCTGATATCATCAGTGCTTGATATATTACTAATAATATTTTCACATCCAAAGAATTGATTTACAGATTTATCACTATAATAAATGTTTGTGCTGATTCCAGATACAAGAGTACCAGTTTGACCGAATCCAACAGTTGAATCGACAGTAATGACAGAGGATCCTATTGATACATCACCAATTGCTTTTGTTTTGCCAGTAATACTAAAAGTTCCTTCAATTAGATCAATTTCATTAAATCCAACAAATAATCCAATTCTATAATAAACTTTTCCTTTTCTTGTTAGAGGTTCTACTTCAGATATAGCAGCTTTGGTAGCACCATCAGATGATTTAATTATTGTTTGACCTATCAAGTTTATAGGATTACCAGAAAGTGCCTCTGCAAGAATTATTTCTCTTCTTATAAACTCAGCTGTAGATGGTTTAATTAGATAATTTTCTAAATCAAGAATTTTTGGAGTTTCACCATATAAAACATTAAATAGTATTCTAAATGACTCTTCTGTTCCCTTTGATTGATATAATGACTTAGAATTCTTTATAAAATTACTAACATCTAGATTGTTAACAAATTTTGAATTTTCTAAACCAGGTGTAAGTAATTTTTTTGTTTTTTGATAAAATTCTTTTAAAAATAAAGCACTTAAATTAATAACAGTTGCATCTACCTCATGACTTGCTGATGAGGAGTCTGTAAATATTAATTCATTAGGTTCATTTTCTGCATGATATGTTGTTATACCACTAAAACCACGAATACAACCAGTGAAACTATTTGTAGTGATACCAGTATATGTAATTACCTCATCTTCAATTTTGAAAAGACCATAAGTGTTGGGAAATCCCTTGGTACTACTAACATTTACTGTAGTATCACTTATTGTTAGACCAGTTGTTAATTTTGTTTCACCAACTACAACTTCAGGTGTTAAATTATCTAATTTTAAATATTGATCCAAATTATCAGTCAGGTCAATCGGACCTCCTTGATATTCTTGAGAGATGTAATACTGCTTAAGAAAATCAACTGCTTTTGGACTTTCAGATACTAAAAACTCTGGTAGTTGGTTTTCAATTATCTGATGGACTTTGACTCTTTTATCAATTCCAGTAGTTATCATATTATCCTCTTATCAAAGCTCCATTTGAATAACTTGATGTGACTTTATAACCGACACCTGATATTTGTTCACCAGAAGTAATTGTGTCTTTAACCATATTTATCTCACTATTACCGACAGCAAAACTCAAATACAAGTCTTTAAGTCCCACCACATCATTTGATTCAGGAAATGCTTGTATTTCGATGATATTATTAGTTTTTACAGTTGACGTTATATTGACTGTTGATAATATAACTTCACCGTGTATATAATCAACAACACCAGCTGATGCAACAACAAGATTACTAGATGCATCGGCACTTGCTTTAACAATTGCTAAAATACCCTTACCACTACCATCGAGTGTACCATCAGAATTTTTATTTGGAATATCAGTAATATAAACAGTGTCTGTTCTACCTTGAATTGTAAAACCAGTGCTTTTTATATTACGTCCCTCTGGATTAATATGAAAACTGTTACCAAAACATAATTCATATTGAGCAAATTGATTAGTTAATGCTCTTAAATTTCTACGAACAATAACTCTTGATATATTTGATGTAATTGCATCATCAATGTTGTCAATAACATTTAAAACCTTACTATATTTAAATCTACCACCAAATTTGTTTAAATCAGTTGATGATGCATAAGATGAAAGACCATTTGTAATTCTAGTTTTTAAATCTGAGGCAGTTGAGACTTTAGAAGGGTCATAATATACAAATGAGTCTAATTCAACGTATAGTAACTTAAGATCAAGTAGTTTTTGATTAATACCTGCTAGTGTATAACTTTTTAAATTTGATAATATTGATTGTTTGTCAAAATCTGATACAAATTCACCATTTTTTGGTTTAATAGTGATAAAAACAGTTCCAAACTCAGGTGGATCTAACTCTTCACCACCTACAACTGAAACTGATTCGGTATTTGGATATATTTGTTGTATTACAGACTCATAATCCCTTGCTGTAACTGCTCTGTACTGTGATGAATATAGTCTAGGTGCAAAATACTTAATTGAGTCAATTGACTCGATATTACCTCCATTAGCTGCCGATGAGACAGTTGTTACTGTTGGTGATGATGTTGGTAATTGTATTTGATTTGATGATGAGGCAACACTTCCTGCATATGAGAAAGAAGCAGCACCATTTCCTTCGGTTCCATCGGTCACAATGTATGTGACTGTTATGATAGCATCATTTTCAATTTTTTTTCCAAATATACCATCACCAAATAAAAGTTCATACCTTTCATCAGTGACTTCTTGTATTAAATATGTCTCTGATGTGTCTGTTATGTTTAATATGTTGTCTACTTTACGATATTCCTTTCCTAAACCAGTATCAGCGGCACCTTTAACGTAAACTTTGATGGTTGATGTATCAACAAATGAATTATCTATTAAAAATCGTTGATCTAATGATCCATTTACTGTATATGTCTTTGATAGGTATGTTCCTTGATAAACAACTATGTTATTAAATGATGCAGTGCTTGAAATTATATTACCGTTTGAATCAGTTACCTGAGTTGTAGTTGATGTAATGGATTCTGGTATTGAAAACACATAAGATGTGTCATTATAACTGCCTACACAGACTAAACCTGCTTGTAAAGTGAGAGAGGGAGTATTTCCATTCGTTGTAACGTCAAAAGAGACTGTTGCTTGGGCAGCAGTTCTTGATTTTGGCACATAACCTATGTTTCGAGCAAGGGAAACCACGTTTTCACGAAGTGTTGCAGAGTCTAAAAAGGACTCATTAACAGTCATATTGGAATTAAACGCCGTAATGTAGGTGTTATATGCTAAAGTGTCAATTAAGACTGAAAAATTAGATCCTTCAAAGTCAAAATCAGTAAAATTTGAGTTTGATCGAATATAATCTTTAAGTGATACCTTAATTTGGTCAAAATCAAGATTTGTAAATTTAGTAAAAGGCATTTATCTTGTTGCTTCGAGTATAAACGTAAATTCTTGTGCAGGAACTTGCTGTCCAACAATATTAAAGAACACCGTAACCTCAAATTCGTTCAAATCTGGTCTTGGTTCTACTTCAACTTTTACATTATCTATTCTAGGTTCAAAATTTTCAAGAGTTATCTCAATTTGCTCTTGTATAACAGATGCAGTACCATAATCTACAAACTCAAATAGACTATCTCTCACTTCAGACCCAAGAATTGGGTTAAAAAACCTCTCAGTAGGGATAGTCTGCACTAAATTTCTAACGGATGCCTTAATTGCATTCTCATTCTTAAGAATTGGGAGGTCTTTTGTGACTGGATGAGGGGTAAAAGACAAAGAAATGTCTTTAAATGCTCTTGATATCCGTTTTATTGCCATGTAAACAGTTGTTTCCTGTTTTATTTATGACACTTTTTTGTAAATGTTATTATTTATCCTAATTCTGGTTCTATTTCGTCTTTTTTTGCTCTTTCTTTTGCTGTTTTCCAGAAATAATTCTCTTCTGAACCCAATCCATCACGATCATGA